GTGATCACGAACATCGACCAGAACATCATCGTGCCCTGCATTGAGCGTCTCTATCAGGACAACCTGCGCTATAGCAAGGACCCGGACCTCATCGGGGACGTTCGCGCTGTGGCCCGTGGCGCTACGAGCCTCGTGGTCAAGGAGGCCGAGGCGATCCGCCGTCAGGAGTTCCTGGCTCTGGTTCTCAACAGCCCTGTGGCTCAGCAGATCGTCGGCATGGACGGCGCGGCAGAGCTTCTGCGCGAGCAGGCTCGCAACCTGAGCGGCAACGTGGACAAGATCGTGCCCGACCGCCCGACGCTCAGCGTCATGCAGCAGCAAAAGCAGGTGATCGAGCAGTTGCAGCAGCAACTCCAGATGATGGCCGGGGAGATGCAGATGCTCACTGGCGGGGCACCGGGGGCACCCGCCGCTCCTGGCGCTCCCTCTCCTGCTGCACCGCAGCAGCCGCGAAATATACTGCCCGACGGTTCTGCTGTCGGTGGCCGCGAGGGCAACTTTATGTCCCCTCGACCAAACGGCGTATAAATAGTTGACAAGTTCAGTAAGTGGTGTTGTAGAATTTACACATGAAGATTTTTGTGGGCCAAAAGCCCGACAAGCAGCACATGCAAGCGTTATACCGCTGCAAGCTGCCTGAGAACGAGGCGCTGCTGGCGCTGTTCCGGACGAAGCTGGAAGAGGTCAAAAACTCTCTGGTCTACGCCGAAGAACCCGCCCGCATACATCGTCTTCAGGGTCGAGCAGAAGCCCTATCAGATTTCCTCGAAGCGGTTGAAGAATCGTCAGAGGTTCTGGCGCGGTTGAAATAACCGCATTTTTGTAGTCCTGAGCAAACCATTATGTGGACGGCAGACCGAAGTAGGAGCCCGAAGCAGAGTTGGAGCCGATAGGAGTAATGATGGCATTGCCGAAGCAAGTTGAAGCCCAGTTGAAAGCACTGGAGGAGCTAGAGAAGAAGTTGGCTGGTGAATCCAATCCGCAGGACCAAAACCCTGCCGATCCACCCGGTGACCCCAAGCCTGCTGACCCTCCCGCAGACCCCGCGCCCGCCCCTGATCCGAAACCTGCTGAGCCCAAGCCAGCCCCAGCCGAGCCGCCTGTTGCGGAAGAGACATGGCAGCAGAAGTACAAGACCCTCAAGGGTATGTACGACGCCGAAGTGCCTCGCTTGCATGCTGAGATGCGTGATCTCAAAGCCCAGATGGAGTCCCTCCGAAAGGCCGCAGAGACCAAGCCCGCTGAGCCTGTTGAGCCCGCGAAGCCGACCAAGCTGGTTACCGATGAAGATGTTGCAGCGTTCGGTCAGGACCTGATTGAGGTCCAGCGCAAAGTTGCACGCGAAGTCGCGATGGAGTTCAAGAAGGACATCGACGACCTCCGTTCTGAGAACGTGAAGCTGCGAGAGCAGTTGAGCGCCACTGGAACTCAGGTCAACGAGTCCACGTTCGAGCAGCGTCTGCACCGTATGGTGCCGAACTTTGAAGCAGTCAACTCCGATCCTCGCTGGATTGGTTGGCTCAACGAGTTTGACCCGATTCTGCGCGGACCTCGAAAGCTCGTCGCACAAGATGCGTTCAACCGAGGCGATGTTGAAGCAGTGGCACACTACGTGAGGTTGTTCGAGGCGGCTACGGCCCCCGCACCCAGCGCAGAGCATACTGACAAGAGGGCCGAAGAACTGGAGCGTCAGATTCAACCGTCGCGGAGCGTTGCGTCTGCGCCTGCCCCTTCTCAGAAGGGCAAGACCTACACCGACTCGGACATCCAGAAGATGTTCAAGAAGGCTGTGGACCTTGGGGCGAAAGGGCGTGTCGATGAAGCGGCGAAACTTGAAGCTGAAATTGACGCTGCGTATAGAGAAGGGCGCGTAACTGCGTGATCTCTGTGAGCGGCATCAGTACCCAACCTGTTTTTTCTTTATAGGAGGCTAACATGCCCGCTGTCTATCCCGTACAAGGTGGCTTTGACACCAACCCTTCGTACTCTGGCTCGTTTATTCCGACCCTGTGGTCGGGCAAACTGCTCGCCAAGTTCTACCAGAACACCATGTTGTCGGAAATCTCCAACACCGACTACGAAGGTGAACTGAAGAACCAAGGCGATACGATCCGCATCCGTATGGCACCGTCGATCACTATCCGTGATTACACGGTCGGCCAGACTCTGACTTCGGAAGTTCCCACCCCGATCTTCCAAGACATGCAGGTCAACAAGGGCAAGTACTTCAACGTGCAAGTCAGTGACGTTCTGGCATACCAGTCGGACATGAACCTGATGAACATTTTCACTGAAGACGCTGCCAAGCAGTTGAAAATCTCCATTGAGAACGAGGTGTTCTTCAACAACATGATCACCGAAGGTCCTGCTGCTGCGAACGAGGGCGCTAACGCTGGTGCCATCTCCGCTGCCTACAACCTGGGCACGGACGTGACTCCTGTCGACCAAGCCACCCCCGAGAACGTGCTCAAGTGCATCTTGCGCATGTCCACCGTTCTGGACGAGCAGAACGTGCCTGAAGATGGCCGTTGGTTGGTTCTGAGCCCGTTTGACCGTCATCTGCTGATGCAGTCGAACTTGGCACAAGCCTACTTCACTGGCGACGCTTCCAGCACCATTCGTACCGGCAAGATCGGCATGATCGACCGTTTCACGGTCTACGTGTCGAACCTGCTGCCGCGTGGCGCTGCTGGCAAGGCTCTGGTTGCTGGCCTGACTGACCCGTCCACTGGCGGTGCAGTTGCCAACGCCAAGGCCCGTCGTACGATGGTCGCTGGTACCAAGGCAGCAATGTCTTTTGCCATGACCGTCAACAAGACTGAGCCGCTGCGTAACCAGACCGACTTCGGCGATCTGGTCCGTGGTTTGGCTGTGTATGGTCGCAAGACCGTCAAGCCCGAGGCCCTGGTACTTGCCCAAGTCGGCGCACTTACCTGATAATCGGCGAACCAAAGGGGGTCCTTCGGGACCCCCTTTTTACTAGGAGACCTACATGACTGTTTTTGAACTGATCGACCGCCTCAATGGGCAGATTCTGGCAAACAAGGCCCGAGTCACTGTCAATGGCGTCAGCGTCATCGTTGGCCGCTACGAAGGCGACAAGATGGTCTTCACAGATGAGGGTCGTGCCCTGGCCGACGCCGAGTCCAACATCAAGGCCGCAGAGGCTGAAAAACCCGCTCGTAAAGCAAAGGTTGCTGTAGAATCGACCGTAGTTTTCACCGAGGGTGTGAACGTGCAGTAATAGCGAGGTAGACCATGGCCGTCGTCAAAGTCGTTGATCTGATTTCCCGTGCTGGGACAATCCTCCAAGACACTACGAATATTCGGTGGCCTGCCCCTGAACTACAGGGTTGGTTGAATGATTCGTATCGGGAGATAACGAATCTTCGCCCAGATTCAAACACACAGACCGGCGAGTTTGTGTGCGCCGCAGGCGCGAGGCAAGTCGTAACGACCACATTCGCCAGCGCCATCCGTCTCATTGATGTCGTGCGCAACGTGGCCGTGTCATCTGCCAAAGGGGCGGTGCGGCTCGTAAATCGCCAGATGCTGGATGACCAGCGACGCAACTGGTACGCCGAGACTGGGACCGTTGACATCCAGCACTTCATGTTCGACGCCCGGTTGCCCAAAGAATTTTTGGTGTACCCCCCAGCCACCGTGAACGCTAGGCTTGAGATCGTGTACTCGTCGGTGCCGCTGGCGCACACGCTCACAGAGGCACAACTCATCAACCCAGCGACCGCCGAGGTCATCCGCATCGACGACAGCTACGCCAACGCCATGCTCGACTACATGCTGTACCGTGCGTACAGCAAGGACGCAGAGTACGCGGCGAACGCCAACCGCGCTGTGGCGCACTTCCAAGCATTCCAGAACGCCCTTGGCGTGAAGAGCCAGACTGAGGCTGTTTCTCAACCCGGAGCAGCGTGATGGCTAAGGTCTGGAACGACTTCCTACCCCTGCTGCTCCCGCACGTACCGTCGTGCCCCGACATCACGCTCAAGACGTACTTGGGCATCGTGTCATCGGACTTCTTCGCCCGCACGTATCTGTGGCGGGACAACATCGACGCGATCTATCTGGCCCCCAACCAGATCGAGTACGACCTCGACGCAGAGGCTGTCGTGGAGGATGTGATCTCAGTCGTGTACGACGACAAGGTTCTCGACCGCACTGACATCCGATTCATCCCCGCAGAGCGGGCTGCGGAGACCGGCGAGCCCAGGGCTTTCTGGGTTCAGGCTGACCGAAGCATCAGGGTTTTCCCTGTACCAGAGGCCGCTGGGAAGATGACGGTCACGGCTGTGCTCAAGCCGTCTCGGACTGCTTCTGGCGTAGAAGACTGGATTTACGAGACGTTCGCCGACGTTCTTGTCAGTGGCACCGTCGCGCAGGTTGCCATGATCCCAGGCAAGGATTGGACGAGCCCTGATCTGGCGCTGATGCACAAGGGTCTCTACGAACGAGCCATCACACAGGCACGCATACGTGACATGCGCGGCGTACCCATGGGTGCCCGCATGCGCCCAGCAGCATAAGGAGCCAGCATGGCAGAGAAAATCAAACTGGTCCAGGGCGATACACGCCCAGCCATCGTTTGCACGATCACAGACGACACCACTGGCGCTCCCATAAACATCACCGGGTGCACCGTGCGCCTGAAGTTCCGCGCTGCCGGGGCTACCGTGCTCACGGCCACGATCACTGGCTCTGTCACAGACGGCCCCAACGGGCAGGTGGTGTTCTTCCCAGCCTCCGACCCTGCTATGCTTCAGGGCGCTCCTGGCGACTACGAGGGCGAGATCGAGATCACGTTCGTGGACACAACCGTCCAGACGGTCTATGACTTGCTGAAATTCAAGGTGCGAGAGGACTTCTAAGTGGCGCTAGAGGTCGTTGGTAACACGACGGCGGCCTCAACCTCCGTTACGAAGCCACGCGCAGGCGTGGTTGTTGTAGAGCCGCGTTCCTCGGTCACGTACACGGACGCCGCAGCCTCGGCTGTAGCCAGCACCCCGCGACTGAACATCGTTGTCGTAGACCCACGCACGTCCATAGCGTACGCTGTGGCGGCTGCGGGCGTGTCGTACGTAGACTTGGCGCTTGGCGTCCGTATGGACACCACTGGGCAGTTCAAGCTGATCCGCGACATGCAGGTTGTCGTGGACAGCATGCGGTTTGACTTCTCGAAGTCGCTCACGGACGCGGCGTCGGTCGTGGATCGACCGGCCATAGATTTCTCAAGGCCCGTATCTGATACGGTCTCTTTGGTCGAAACGTTTAGCAAGTTGCTCACCTACGTTCGCCGGTTTGATGATACCCAGAGTCTTACGGACTCGCAGGTTTTCTCTGTCGCCAAGGCTGCGTTTGACGCCGCCGTTGTGGTTGACACCAAGGCTTTCAGCTTCGACAAGCCGTTGGCTGACGGCACCAGCCCACTGGATGCAATCTCTCTGCTGACTGCCAAGGCTTTGGTTGACCAGTTATCGACCGCCGATGCGCTCAGGATTGACACCGCCAAGCTCCTCGCCGACGCTTTTGCCCTGGCCGACGTGTCTGCCTACGCTCTGAGCAAGCTGCTGTCCGACACCACGCAACCCCAGGACATCTTGGCCTACGATTTGGTCAAACTCTTGGCGGACGGCGTCGCCATGAACGACTCCTTCGACGCTGGAGACGGTGCAGTCTTCAGCTTTGCGAAAGGCGTTTCTAATGTCACAATTACGTCTGATGTCGCGATTCGGGCCGTGGCGAAGGCCACCAATGATCTCGTGTCAGTTTCTGACTCTGGCTTGGTACTGATCCAAGATTACGTCGAGCCTGGGTACTTTCTGGAAGACTATGTCGGCGCATCCCGCGCTTTTTAAGGAGTCATCATGATCACCGACCATCTCAAGATCACGGGCGCTGTGCAGATTTGTCTTTTCAACAAGGACGGCTCGCTCAAGGACACTCGCGAAATCAAGAACCTCGTCGTCACGAGCGGCAAGGAGTTCATCGCCGCCCGTATGGTCGGCACCCCCACCGAGATGAGCCACATGGCTATCGGCGCTGGTGCTACCGCAGCCGCAGCAGGGCAAACCGCGCTGGTCAGCGAGCTTGGTCGAGTGGCGCTTTCCACCGAGGCTTCGTCGGGCGCTGTTGTCACGTACGTCGCCAACTTCCCGGCAGGCACTGGTACTGGCGCTGTTGTCGAAGCTGGTATCTTTAATGCCTCTTCGAGCGGTACAATGCTTTGCCGCACGGTTTTCTCGGTTGTCAACAAGGGCGTGGACGACGCGATGTCGATTACCTGGACGATCACCGTAAGCTGATTTCCCAAAGGTGACCTAGATGGCAGATTTGACCCTACGCCTCGTAAAAGGCTCTCCGCTCACCAACGCTGAGGTAGACGCCAATTTTACGAATCTGAACGAGGGTCAGACCATCGCAGGCGAGCCGATGGGCCATGAGGACAGGACACAGTCCACCCTCAGCTTTAACGCAGGTTCTCGCACCGTTACGATCGCGCCTACGGGCGCTTCGTTCACTGTCTGGTGTAAGGGCGAGAAGTACGTCTTCACCACTGCGCAGTCGGTGGTGCTGCCCAACACCACGGGCATCCACTACGTCTACTTCAGCAGCACTGGCGTGCTGTCTGCGAAGCTGAACTACTTCGACTTCCACGAGGATGCGCCTACGGCGTATGTGTACTGGAACTCTGCCACTGGGGCTGCTCCATTCTTTGCTGATGAGCGGCATGGCATCACGCTCGACTGGCAGACGCACGAGTACCTGCACCGCACACGCGGCGCGGCGCTGGCGAATGGCTTCAGCATCTCCAACTACACGACCACGGGTAGCGGCAGCGCAGATGCTGACGCACAACTCGATTTGTCTGGCGGCACGTTCTTTGACGAGGACCTGAAGGTCCAGATCATAAGCACCAACACACCGGCTGCGAACGCTTGGGAACAAGACCTGTCTGGCCCCGCTCGCATCCCAGTGATGTACAGGAGCGGCGCTGGCTGGGTGCTTGACTCACCCACCAACTTCATCCTCAAGGCAGGCACTGCCACTCCTCGCTATAACACCGAGGCTGCTGGTGTCTGGAGTCTCACCGACGTTCCGAACCACCAGTATTCCACTGTCTGGGTCATAGCCACCAACAACCTGAACTACCCCGTGGTCGCAATCATGGGGCAGGCGGCTGACAGCAACTCTGGACAAGTAGAGAACATAGATTGGAGCAGCCTCAACCTAGATGGATTTCCGTCCGTTGAGTTCCGCCCGCTGTACAAGGTCATCTTCCAGGCAAGCTCCAGCTACGCCAACACGATCAAGGCACGGTTCACCAAGGTATTCGACATCCGCAGCCTCGTGTCTGCTGGCGTGTCTGCGGCCATCGGTAGCTCGCATGGTGGCCTATCTGGTCTGGGCAATGACGACCATGTGCAGTACCTGCACGTCTCTGAGGTACGCTCTCCGTCACAGGCGGTGAAGAACAGCTTCCTGCCCGCGCAGACGGGGAACAACGGCAAGTTCCTGACCACCGATGGTTCTACGCCGTCGTGGGCCACTATGACTGCGCCGAACAACGGCACGCTCACGCTCAACACGTCTGGCACTGGTCTATCTGGCACTGCGTCGTTCAGCGCCGATCAGGCTGGCAACAGCACGTTCACTGTAGCGATCAACTCGTCCGCAGCCAACGCGGCCAATACCGTCGTCATTCGCGACGGCTCTGGTAACTTCGCGGCCAACGCGATCACCGCCAACAGCTTCAGCGGCCCGCTGTCTGGCAACGCCAGCACGGCTTCTGCGCTGGCTACGGCTCGCGCAATCACGGCCACAGGCGATCTGTCGTGGACTGTGAACTTCGACGGCTCTGCTGCCGTTTCCGCAGCCGCTACGCTGGCGAACAGTGGTGTCACGGCGGGTACCTATGGCTCTGCTACGCAGACTGTGACGGCTGCTGTTGACGCCAAGGGCCGCGTGACTTCGCTAAGCGCCCAGACTGTCACCCCGGCCTGGGCCTCGATCACTGGCACGCCTACAACGCTGGCAGGCTACGGCATCACTGATG